AGAAAAATTATACCCTCCGAGTAAAGGTTTTTCTGCCCCAGGAAAAGATATGGGCGATAGACCAGTTCAAGTTGCATCAAGAACTATGAATGATGGAGAAGGCATGGAACATACTGATGCTGGTCCTACGAGATATCCTAATCCATTAAAAGAAGCTACAACAAGTAGATTTGCAAGAAATGAAAATATTGATAAAACTCCTTTACCGTTCGTAAAAGCTCAAATCAAAAAGGATATACAGGCTGCTTGTGGTGTTAGTTGGGACGAATGTGACCCGGATTACAATGCAAAATATCCATACAACGATTCTGTTATGACGGAGTCAGGACACTTTTTTGATTTGGATGATACCAAGAAGAAAGAAAGAATCAATTTAATGCATAGAACTGGAACTATGCACGAAGTTAGAAATACTGGAACTGTGCATAGAAAAGATTTAAGGCACGCAGTTAGATTAGTTCATGGAAGCGATTTAAGCAATATTCGAGGAAATCTTTGGACTACTGTTGAGAGGTGGACTAGATACAAGTCAAAAGGAAAAGCATTAATCGAATTAAACGATCATTTAAAGGTTAATGTTGCTAAAAATATGAATCTTAATATTGGAGGCGACTTAGTCATCAAAGTTAAAGGGAAAATTTATATTGGTGCCCAAGGAATTTCTACTGAAGTCGATGTGGCAAAATGCGGAAACGAATATGTTGAGCAGTCAGCCGGAGGAGATAGTTTAGTATTAGATTCTCCTTCCACAACAATTAAAGGGCAAGAAGTAAATCAACATTTTCATATAGCAACTACAGAAGGCGCACCAACAAGTATTGCGATTGGACAAGGTTATACTTTTCCTGATTGGAAAGCTGCTGGTGGAACTGGACTACCTCCAGAAGAAACTAAAAAAGAAAATAAAGAAGAAGCAAAAATTGACAAGAAAGAAATTAAAGTCACTTGTAAATCTCTTGAACAAGAAGAAGATCCAAATAAGAAACCGACCAGAGAAGAATTAATGCAAAAACTTCTAGATATTGTAACTGGTCCAGGCGCAGGAGGAACTGGTGAGAATTGGTGTTATACTAATTCTGATGGAGAAGAAACTTGTATATTTACTCACCACGCGACTTCTGATTGTGCAGTTTTGACATATATTTATTGCGACGGTGGTGGATCAGTTGAAACTAGTTTGGGCAAAAAATATTCTAAACCGGATGGTTGGGCTTGTCCAATTGATACTGGTGGAGAAATTTGTGGTGGAGAAATCGATGTTGGTCAATAAGAGTAAATAAATAATAGATGGCTACTCAAATACTATATTCAGATATAGACTTGATGTTTAAAATACATCCAGTCAAGAAAGATCTTGTTCTAAGTACGAATGAACAAGCTATAATTCGTTCAGTTAAAAATCTAGTTCTAACAAATCATTACGAAAGACCTTTTCGTTCTGAAGTTGGATCAAATGTTAGAAAAATGTTATTTGAACCCTTGACACCATTGACTGCTAATTATGTAGAAAAAGAAATTTATGATGTTCTAAAAATTTACGAATCAAGAATAACAGGTTTAAATGTTAAAGTAGCAGTATCTGCAGATGAATCCTATTTAAATGCTGTAATACAATTTTATATAAACACGCAAACAAATTTAACAAAAATAGATTTGTTATTGGAAAGATTAAGGTAAATAAATGGCAGCAAATTCACAAATGCAAATTGTAGGAACTGATTTTGATCAAATTAAAGGTAATTTGATTACCTTTCTTAGAGATCAAAATATTCTTCAAGACGCTTCTTATACTGGAAGTGCGTTATCAATATTATTAGATATATTAGCTTATAATACTCATTATAATGCGTTTTATACCAATATGGTTGGTAATGAAATGTTTTTGGATACTGCTACCAGAAGATCTTCTGTAATTTCTCACGCAAAATCTCTTGGATATACTCCAACTTCCCCAACCTGTTCTACAGCAATTGTTGATGTCGAAATCATCAACCTGGATACTGCAATCAGAAGTTTCGTAATGCCGAAGTATACGAAATTTCTTTCTGAGAAACTTGATGGAAAAAACTACACCTTTGTTACAACAAGAGAATACTTTGTAAATAATCAAACCGGAACTTTCACAATATCTGGAGTAACATTAAAACAAGGAGAACCGATTAATTATCGTTACACTTATGTTTCTTCAACCAATCCAGAAAGTAAATTCAGAATACCAGATGAAAATATTGATTTGGATACTTTGGAAGTTGTTGTTCAGAAATCTGGAACAGATTTCAGAGTAGAAACTTATCATAAATATGATGATTTATTGGATATTGGTCCTGATTCTAGAGTCTATTTTGTCCAAGAAACCCTTGATGGAAAATATGAAATTTATTTTGGTAATAATGCTATTGGAAAAGCTCTTCAAGAAGGAAATATTGTAATATTAAGTTATTTGAGTACAGATGGTTCAGAAGCAAACGGAATTACTAATTTTTCTTTGTTAGATGGACCATTGGCTTCGTATGATGACTTGATAGTTAATACAACACAATCAGCTTTTGTTGGAAACGAGAAAGAATCTATAGAATCTATAAAATATATGGCGCCTAAGACGTATTCGTCACAAGGAAGGGCAGTTACAAAAAATGATTATATTGCATTATTAAGAAGAAGCGGAAATAAGTTTCCAATAGAAGCGGTTAACGTTTGGAGCGGAGAAGAAAATGATCCTCCAGTATTCGGTAAAGTGTTTATTGCTGTAAAACCAATTGGGGGATATACAATAACAGATTCACAAAAAAGAATAATAAAAGAAAA